AAAAAGAACTTGGAATTCCAGATAGAAGTGGGTATTTGTCACCTTGGCTTAACTATCCTATTGCAAATGGCGCTAAACAAGGTGGAAACTTTGAAAAGTACCTTATTGATAAAGATGGATACGTGGCCGATTGGTTTTCGTGCACTGTGCTAAATTATGATATTGAAAAGACTCTTAAAGAAGAGTTACTAGCTAAAGGCACCCCTGCGGCTATGGGGGAAGGAAGAACCCCAGAAGTGTTTGATGAAGAGTACGCTCTTGTTCAACAAAAGATAGAAAAGCTTCTTGCTGGAGACAAATCCCTTATAAATAACTAGACGGAGTAAACGCACAATGAACTTAACGAACAAAAAAAGACTAACAAAAGACATAGTTGTTTATGAGAACTTTATAAGCAAAGAAGATTGCAAAAAGATGATTCAAGCCCTAGATGCTCAAGCAGACAGCGGAGCAATTTCTTGGATGCCAATATCATTCTATGAATCATATTCTTCAGTTTTACCTCAAGACAACGACCAAGAAGTCATTGACGCTGGGCTATCTCCAACCATATTTTCAGACATTGAAAAGGCAATGCCTGAAGCAATTGCTTCAGTCCACGACCTTGACCCAAAAACAATTTGTAAAATTGGATACCACACACAGAAGTGGGAGCCTGGAGCATACGCAAGAATTCACTCTGATAACACAGATGCCGAAGGTAATTCAGGCGCGTTTACAAGAAGCCGCTATGCGGGCTTTCTATACCTTAACGATGATTTTGAAGGTGGGCTTTTACGGTTCCCAGCACAAAACCTAGAGATTAAACCAGAGGTAGGGATGCTTGCGGTGTTTGATGGAGGGTTCAACAACATGCACGAAGTATCCCTTATCACAGGTGGGGTTAGATACACCATTGGTTCTTTTTGGGATGATAGAGAAGAGTCAGCGTACCCACAAGAGGTACGAGATGCATGGGCCGAAGAAATGAAAGCCACTAGAGCACAACAAGAAATTGAAAGAGCAGAGTGGCAGGAGCTGCTTAAGCAAGGGTGGAAGATAGATGCGTCTGGAAATAAGTACAAAGTAGAAGAGCTATAAATGATTGAGTCTTTTAAACAACAGTTAATAGATAGCGGTTATGTAGTTAACGATATTACTTCAGAGCTATTCTCTGTTGAAAACTTTTTATCACAAGACCAGATAAATACCTTTTTGGATATTATAAATAGTACCTCTCAAGAAGATTGGGAAGTTGAGTACCACTCAAACTTAAAAAGGTTTTGCATGCAAAAGTTTGGCAGAGACGACGTGGATAACTTGGTTGCTGAAGGTAAGTTTGAAGTTACTCAAAATTGGAAAGATAAAAACTTTAACATATTAAATCATAAGATATATAGACCACTATACGATGGTTTAAATTCAATGGTGGTAAAAGCCGACCCAGAATTAATTTTAAGTGGTTTTGCAACAATTCAAAGAATGCAACCAGGAGTAGAGTTAAAAGCGCATACTGACCAAAGAACAGACCCGTCTATAAAATACGCTACGATTGTGTATATTAATGATGACTACGCAGATGGCGAATTATTTTTTCCAAACCTTGACATCCAGTTAAAGCCCAAGCCAGGAACTATGTTATTTTTTCCAGGTAACGAGCAGTATGAGCATGGAGTTAAGCATGTAGGAGAAGGGCCAATAAGATATGTTCTTGTCGGGTTCATTAAAGAAAAAGACCACTATATAAAGAATAGATACTAAGGAGACACAAAATGGACAGAGAGATACTTGAAGAAAAAGTTTACTACTACACAAACGTAATTGAAGACCCAAAGAAACTTGTTGATGCAATTGAACAAGACAATGAGAACCCTTGGGGCGAATGGATGGCATGTAGTGGTGAGGCGTATGTCTATGGAACAGATAAGAGTATCTTTGCGGACCCGTCAGACATTCAGAAGACCTATATCTACTCTACATTACAAAAGGCTTTTGATGATGTAGCAAGAGATTACGCGGTAGCCCACGGCATCACAGATGAGCCTAAACTGTTTCCAATGTATCCAATTAAAAAGTATAAGGCAGGCACATATATGGGTGCTCACTTTGACCAACAAGAGGGCGATGGCCGTCTTAAAGTATCTTTTGTTATGTACTTAAACGATGATTATGAAGGTGGGGAGCTATCTTTTACCATTGCCTCTCCAGATGGCATATTGCAAAAAGCTAGCCCAAACCCAGATTTTGAAATCGCAAAGCAAGAAGGAAGCTACACTTTTGCTATCAAGCCAAAAGCTGGAAGCATTATTGTTTTCCCACCATCTCCGCCATATCACCACACGGCGCACTTAGTGAAGAGTGGCGAAAAGATAATGGTGCCTCAACACTGGATTCATTAACATTGAAAACAGCGATTGTAACTGGGGCAAGCAAAGGCGTAGGGTTAGCAACAGTAAAACGCCTGTCTGAAAATGGGTACAAGGTTATTGCTGTTTCAAGAAACCTCTCTAAAGTGTCTGAGCTTGTATCTGACAACGTTGAGGTATATAGCCTAGACGTAACAGACCCTAAAGCACTAGAGAACTTCTATCAACAATACAAAGACATAACTCTAGACCTTTTAGTTAATAACGCTGGTGGCGGCTCTAGCCCCACTAGTATTATTAATGAAACCATGGATAACTTTAGACGAGCCTACGATATAAACGTATCTGGCCCTATGTACCTTTCTCAATTATTTGTTCCTTGTATGCAACGGTCAGACTCACCAACAATTGTCTTTGTTACCTCTTTTGGAGGTAAGGTGCCCTACCGCGGTGGGGGAAACTACACAAACGCTAAAAGAGGTGAGCGCGGTCTAATTGAAACAATGAGGCTTGAGTTCCCTCAATTTGGTATTAAAATTACAGAAATTTGCCCAGCAACTATTGACACCCAAGAGCAAAAACGAGACTATGCCTTAACTGCAGAAGACTTAGCAGAGGCTATCTACTGGGTAGGGTCGCTACCAAGCCATGTTAATATAAACGAAATTGAAATCTGCCATATCAACAGTAGTAAGTATAACTAATCATGATTAACTACAAAAACAGTAAAAGTTCTACTTTTCAAGAATCATTTGTTATCTCTATGACTCAAGAAAAAAAGAATGGATTTTATGTAGAGCTGGGCTCGGGAGACCCATACGCGGATAGTAATACGTCCTTGTTAGAGTCTGAGTTTGGATGGAAGGGTCTTGCTCTTGAAATTGACAAAGAAGTGTCTGAAAAGTACAACTTATCTGACCGCAAGAACAAGTGTATTAACAAGAACGCCTTAAGCTTTGACTATCTTAGTCATTTTAAAGAAAACAATTTTCCAAAAACTATTGATTTTTTGCAAATTGATATAGATGGGCATGATGATGGGAACTGTCTTTTAGCCCTTGTAGCGCTACCTATGCTGCAATATAGATTTTCAACAATAATTATTGAGCATGATTTATCTCAAAATTATAAAAGGTACTCTATGAGAGATGCTCAAAGAGAGATTTTAAGCAGTTTAGGGTACAAACTTATTGGACAGACCTTAAGTGAAGATTGGTGGGTTGACCCAGAGTCTGTAAACCAAGAGGCTTACAGGTACGACATATTTAACGGGATACCGCACATTGGGGGGACCAAATGAAATTAATAAAACACGCTGAAGGTGTACACGAAATTGAAGAGTTTTTAGATGAAGAACTGAGAACGGCTTTTTTATCTAAGGCTAGCGAGAACGTAAACTGGAATACCTCACATATAGGGAACACAGTTAAAGATATGGGTGATGAGCTATACTTTAAGATATGGGATGTGTATAAAAATATTGAAACATTTTTTACTAATATAGGGTCAGTAATTTACTCTCGTGATTTACGAAGGCTAACAAATTCAGAGTTTATGTGGCCGCATGAAGACGGTGGAAACCCCGATGACCCACGAAAAATAGTCTTTGGGGTTGCTATTTATTTAAATGACGATTTTACTGGGGGAGAGTTAATATACCCAACTCTTGGTCTCAGTGTTACCCCGAAGGCAGGAAGCATGGTTATTCACAACGCCGACCTTAAACATCAAGTATTCCCAGTTTTAAAGGGAGAAAGGTATTCAATAACTACCTTTGTTTTTGGCGATGAATCTACTAAATTTGTCCCTATAATAGAAGAATGAAAGCATATACCCCAGGCGGGCGTTTTGACGCAGACTTTGAAACCACAGACCTTCTTGCTGGTATTGATGCTGACCTTAAGATGCCAGTAGGCACTAACGCTTTATGGTATATCTATAGCCCTTCTGCCACTGTACTAGACCCTATCTACGATACTGGCCAGGACCTCAGCGGGTCTCTTGGAGGAAAGCGTTGGACGGGGCCTTTCTCTATACCTGTAGTACGGGCAGTTATTGACCAGGGCTCGGCTAAAACTTCAGCAGTTGGTTACTACAATGCGGACACCCTGCACCTTACCTTCAACATTGAAGACGTTGCCAAGTACGCCCCTAATATCATTATCCGACCCGACACAAACAACCGAGACCGTATTGTCTGGCGTGGCCAGGTATATCGCCCATTCTCAATCCAAGAACGCGGTATCATTGCGGATAGGTTTACAATCCTGTCTGTTGACTGTATTCAGGTTATGCCTGAAGAAATGGTCAATGACCCTCAGTTTCAGACATACGCTTCTTAAGGAGATACAATGGCCGTTACTCATCAATCTTTCACTGTAGGCACCAGTCCCGTTTTACTTGTTACAGTCCCAGAAAAAAGCCAAGAAACAACTGTTCAAATCGTTAATGACGATAACAACAGCATCTATATTGGCGATGCAACTGTTACAACTAGCGGAGTAGACAGGGGCCTTACAGTAAAGAAGGACTCTGTTTACAGCATCAAACTAAATGCGGGCGATAAGCTCTATGGAGTTGCCGCTATTGCTACAGGCTCTAACGCCGTATCCGTTCTCTACTCAAGTGTATTTCCAAGCTAATGGCTAAAGACACTAACCCTTGTTGGGATGGCTACGTTCAAGTAGGCATGAAGATGAAGAACGGAAAAAAGGTTCCGAACTGCGTACCTGCAGGCTCTGGAAAAAAGAAAGTTGCAAAACCTACTACAAAGAAGGCTGGTAAAAAATAATGTGCGCAGCATGCGGATGTGGAAAGAAAAAGGGCGAGCCAGGCTTTGGCAAGGGCCCAAAGAAGACTGCTAAGAAGGCAGCCGCTAAGGGAATGTCCCCAAAGCAGAAGAAGCTTGATGTTGATAAAGACGGCAAGCTAGAAGGCTCTGACTTTGCTGCTCTACGAAAGAAGAAGAAGTAATGTGCGCCACCTGTGGCTGCATGAAGCCAAAGGATAAGCACGGTATGAAGTCCCTAGCTGCTGCTAATAAGAAGTTTGCTAAGAAGGCAGCGCCTTCAAAGGCTAAGAAAGCGGCTATGCCTAGAAAGAAAGGCATGTAATGAAGAAGGTTACCTCTGGCGGCACTAAGCCATATAACAAACTAAACGACAAGGCTCAGGATGCCAAGACCACTCGTGGCTTGGACAAAGAAGAAAAAGCCAAGTTTGAGAAGATGGACAAGCAGCACCGTAAGCCTGTCAACCAAAAGGAAGACACCTACATGGACAAGGCAAACGTAGAGCGCATCAAGGAACGCGAGCGAGCTCACGAAGCTAAAGAAGGCAAAAAGGGCGAAAAGGCTGAAGACAAAAAAGAAGTCAAAAAGAAGAAACCAACAAAAAAGAAGTAAGGTTAAGGCCCCGCAAGGGGCCTTTTTCTTTATACTTATATTGACCTCATGCGGGGGTCAAGCTTTACCTTGCGAAGTGCGTTGCTTAGTCTTAGGAGACTTGCCATGTCTAATGTAGACAAACCAGATGAAGTGGCTTTTGCTAAAGCCGCTATAGAAAATCTCCCTTCGCAGGATGATAAAAACAAACAACTTCTTGGTCTTGGCGCAGCGTACATCTTAGGTAGAGTGGCTAGACGTGTACGAGGACGATAAAAACATAGAAGTTGCGGCCTCTGATGCCGCATACAATCTAATCCCTCAACTGGAGTCTCTCCTTGCCCTCTCAGCCGATGCTATGGGCTGGCCAGACAATATTATTTCGCGTCTAACTATTACCTATGATGACGGGAAACTTACCCTGACCTACCCAGAAGACATCGCTAAGCAGGTAGATGACCTTGAGTACGGAGCTGAAGGAAACCCTCCTCGCGCCCTTATCCGTAACTTTACACGTAGAGCCGAAAACGCTATTCAAAAGTCTTTGGCTAATAACACCCTGGACCTTCTATTAGAGATGAAGGAGGTGTTCTAATGGGAAACCCATTTATTATTGCTGAGGACGCTGCTCTTAAAGCTCACCTAGCTGGAATGACAGTATCTGACGAGAAAAACGCGGCGCGCCCAGTAAAGGTGTGGTTTGGCTACCCAGACGTGGAAGTACGTGCGCAAGAGTTCCCATTCATAACTATTGACCTTATTGACATCAACCCTGCAAATGACCGCCAGCACTCTGGGGTTATATACGACGCAGACTATAACGGTACTTTGCCTTTGGCAACAACCGCTCAATATAAATACACAATACCAGTGGCATACGACCTTGTGTATCAAATTACATCGTATGCGCGTCACCCACGCCATGATAGAGCTCTAATGATGCAGCTCTTAAATAAGTTTCCATCAAAGTTCGGAAAACTAGCTGTGCCTAATTTTACAGGTACAGAGACTGGTTACCGTTCTATGTTCCTGGATGGATTTGTAAAACGAGACGCGGTAGAAAGTGAAACTGGAAACCGTCGTCTTCTAAGGAACGCCCTTTCTGTAAGAGTTGTCAGTGAGATGACTCCTACAGTAGCTGCCTCTCTAGTACCACTTACAGAGACAGTGTTCTTGGATAAGACTTCGACTCCCCCTTCTGGATACCAGACCGTTTAACATATGTTACCTATGAGACAATTTAAGGAGATAATCTAATGGCATTTCAACGCCCTGGGGTGTACGTCCAAGAGACGCTTAACCCTGTTCAGTCTGTAGTTGGTTCCAACTCAGATTCATATGGTGCTTTTATTGGACCTAACGACCGTGGCCCAGTCAACACACCTACTCTTGTTACATCCTGGAGCCAGTATGTAACGCTGTTTGGTCAGTGGAATACAACAGCATCTAATGACCTACCTCTTGCTATCTACATGTTCTTTGCAAACGGCGGAAGCGCTTGCTACGTTGTTCGTGTAGTTGGTAGCAGCTCAGCAGTTGCAACACGTAGCTTTAGCGACCGTGCGTCTACCCCGCTTGCAACACTAAGACTATCTGCGGCAAACGTAGGTATCTGGGGTAACGACATTAACGTATCTATTTCAGATGCAACTACAACTGGCCTTTTTGATGTGACGATTTATTATGGTGGAAACACCGATTCAGAGATTGTTGAAAAGTTTACTGACCTTTCAATGACAGCTACAAACACACGCTATGCTCCAAACGTAATCAACAATGGTTCAAAGTTTGTAGTCGCTCTTGATTTAAATAACGTAACTACGGGTGCAACTAAGAACCCATCAGTTGTTACAAACCAATCACTATCTAGCGGTACAAACGGTGGCGCAGTTTCTACAATCGCAACCTACACCTACTTTGATACAGTTCTTCAGTCTTTGGTTTTAAACGTGCCAGGATTCACTGACGCTACAACAGTTAACGCAGCAATTGCTTACGCAGTAGCTCGCGGAGATATATTTGTTGTTATCGACTCAGCGGTTGCTTCTGGAGTTGACATGGAACTAGGAGCACCTGCTACCTCTAGCACACAGCTAAACCTTGCTGCTTCTTACACAGCGTCTTCACAAGCTGCTGTCTATTACCCACGCCTATACATCGCAGACCCTACTTTGGGCTTAGGTGCGGCTACAGGTCAAACAAAGCTAGTTGGAGCTGGTGGAGCTGTTGTCGGTCTATACGCTGCAACAGATGCTTCTCGCGGAGTATTTAAGGCGCCAGCTGGTCTTCAAGCTCGTCTTGCAGGAGTAGTTTCTGTAAAGAAGCTAACTAACGCAGAGCTAGACATTGCTAACTCATCTGCCGCACCAGTTAACGCAATTAAGTTTGTTGCGGGAACAGGTATTGTAGTAATGGGCGCTCGTACGTTAAAGGCTGGATATGTTGATAAGTACGTACCAGTTCGTCGTACACTTATCTACTTGCGTAAGTCTGCAACCGACCTTACTGAGTTTGCCCTATTTGAGCCAAACGACGCTTTCCTATGGCGCCGTGTAAAAGCTGCTTTGAGCAGCTTCTTAACTAACTTCTGGGCACAGGGTGGCCTAGTTGGAGCAACACCAGCAGAGGCATACTATGTCCGATGCGATGAGTCAATCAACCCTCAAT